GAGGGGCAGGACGGAGTTCTTCTGGTTGTTGAAGGTTGTGCTGTTGTTATTCAGGTAGCGCTGGGAGGCGGTCTGGGCGCCGACGATGGGCTCGATGTCGGTCATGTACTCGATGTCCTGGGTGTCGATCACCTGGCCGCCGATGTACAGCTCGACCTTGTCGATGATGCGAGTCCAGTCTGGGTTGACCAGGTGGGCACCGTTGGAGTCGAGCGCCGTCAGGTACACATAGGACAGAAGGTCGCCCTTCTTCTCAAAACGAATCGTGGAAATACCGCCAGCAATAGGGGAGCCCTGGATGACCTGGCGCTCCACAGAGTTGGCATAGTGGGTGTAACGTTTGTAGTTGGACCGGTAAAAGGAAACTTCGGGCTTACCGGTAAGCCAAGCGTCCTGGGGGCCGACTGCAACGAGCTGAACAACGCCTCCGCTCATTTACTAGAGTACTTAGTTTTTTTTTGAGCCACTAAGCCACCGAAACCGTGCTGAACGGAGTCGTTCCCATGGCCGAGTCGGGCTGCTTGGGAGTCGCGAGGGAGTACGCCAATGGGTTATTTTCGAGTTGCTGAATGGCAATATCCAAGAACCCAGGCTGAGCCCGAGGGTTAGGATTTGACTTGAATTCGTTGAGCGGGTCATCAAACTCGGGTGGCAGAGTCCCACGACCCTGGTTAGATCCGGTGATGGCCATGGGACCGGGCTGGACTGGCTTGGACTCGGCACGGTACTGAGTTCCGCCACCGACCATCCCGACTGGATCCTGGCGGACGTTCATACGGGCTCCGTTTGCCGGGCGATCATTCTTTTCACGATATCCAGAGGAGCGAGTGAGGGTCGTGTCGGTGTAGGCCCCCTTGGCCTCGGCGTACGGCTGATACACGTTGTACTGGGGTGGACCGTCCGAGAGCGTATCCGTTCGCAAGGCGGTTTCGTCACGCATGGTCGTCTTCTTGGTCTTGAGGAAGTCGGGGCGACCCTCGGGGCCGACCATGGCGCTCTGGGCACCACCGCCTCCGTATGCACCCGGGGGGCGATAGGCCGCCTTGGACGCCGCCGCCTGATGCGTGATGTCTCCGATGCCACCGGCGCCTCCGTTCTTGACAAAGTACGAGGAAGGCCCCTCGCGCCCCTCGAGCGTCGTGAGCTTCTCCTCGTTGATGTTCACGGGCAGTGCACGGAAGAAGTCCTGGAAACCTCCCGCCGCACGAACGTCCGGGCCGACACCCAGACCCGGACCGACGTTCATAGGAGCCTCGAGCGGTGAGACGTTGTTCATCTTGTTCGTGATGTACTCGCGGTTATACAAGTCATAGACGGGCTGACCGTAGGGAAAACGGGTATTAGCCGGCGTGATGTCCTGAAGGTTCGGGACCGCATCCTTGCGCTGGAGACGCCAATCGCCGACACGACGTCCCAACTCGGGGGTGGTGGTCTGCAGATCAAAATAGTCTGCTGAATGATTCGCCGGCTGGACCATCAAATCAACATCGCTACGGGTAAACGGGCGCCTGGGTTTCGTGGTTGGCAGGGGCTGGCGAGAGGGCGACTCCTTGTCGCTCCGCTCCGCCAGTGTCTTCCCGGCAAACACAAGACCTACAATGGATGCCAATACGAGTGGGTCCATCTATTACTTTTGTTTGGTATTTTTTTTACCGCCCGAACGTATTTCCATTCTTAGAAAAGTAGCGCTGGGCGAAACGGTTGTTCTGGTCCTCCACGAAGGTGCTGGCCGGATCCCACGTCATCCAGCGGAGCGGGAGCGTCACGTACGTGTTGGGAAAGTCGTAGGCCTGCTCGGACCAGCCATTGCGCCACGCGGTCGTGGACTGCTCGCGGAGACCGCTCTCAACCTCCGTCTTGTCTGCGAGCACCACCTGAGCCGGGCCATACCAGACCTTCTTCTCAAGAGTCAGGGGGGTCGTGTCGAGAAGCATTCTCTTTACATTGTGTCTAGATTTTTTAACGGCCGTTGCCAGCCTCCATCTGGACACGCTCGGGGAACGTGGAGTAGAAGCGGTCGGGGTCGCATGCGGCTCCTCCCTGGTCGTGGCACTTGGGTGCGAACGGCTTGCCATATGCGGCCTGTGCGAAACCCGTCTGGTCGTTCGGAATGGTGCTGCCCGCGACGGTGTAGAAATTGCGCTCGGCGTCGCGCTGACGCTCGAACGGGTGGATGGCGCTCATCTGCTGCTGGACCTGGGTGCGCACGCTTGGGTACCACGCGGCTGAAGGGCGGTCTGGGTTGTCCACGTACTCGTTCAGAAGCACGTTCGCCATGGGGTTGTCGAAGGTCGGCAGGGTCACGTCAGGACGGAAGATTGATGAAGCCCGGGCGTCGCCGTTTGCCGCGCGCATCTTTCCGTCTGAAATCATGTTCGAACTCCAGAGATAATATAGGATCGCCAAAACGAGGGCACCAAGAGCAAAGACGCGCGGGTCCTTGTTCAATAGGAACACGATGCACATCGCGTACAGGACAAACCGGGTCGTCGCCGAAACGCGCTCGCGTGCCGACTGGGTCGCGGTCGGCCAAAATTCCAGGAGCTCATTCGACTTGAAAACGTCACGAGGGTCCATCTATTACTAAAGGAGTTTAAAAAAATTGGCGCCCTACTTCTTCCGGCGACTTCCCGGACGTGGCTGGGCCCTCTGACCCTGGGACTTGATCACCGGACCTGCCCCCGCGCCACCGAGCAGACCCGCGAGACCTCCGCTCCCGTTCATGAGCTGGGCCATCATACTGTTCATACCGGCCATGAGACTCGCCTCATCGAGCTGACCGTTCTGGTTGGTTTTCATATTCTTCGCGCATTTTTCGGCGACCGACTCGATCATGCTGAGGGTCTCGGGTGGGAACATGCTCATCGTCGTACCGATCATGTACAGAGACTGGAGGTACTGCCAGATGGCCTGCTTGGTCGTCTCCGAGCAGTCCGCCCGCGTCCAAATCTCACAGAGACCCCACGACTTGGCGAACGCGTTCTGCTCGCAGAAGAAGGCGGGGTCCTTGGAGTTCATCTGTGTGGCCCAAGGGCCGAGCTGTTTGAGAAATGTAGGGCAGTCGACCACCGGGGGCATCGAGACGTCCGGGAACGTCTGGGTCAGGTCCGTGGCGAACTGCAACTGCATCTCTGAAAAGGCTTGTGTGGTGGTCATCTATTCTATTTTTAAAAGCGTAGTCCTTAAGTTTCCCAAGTTTGTCGGATCACGACCGGCTCCTGCGGAGCCATTCGGTCTCTAGAAAGGCTCCTTCATAACGGGCCCAGAATCTCCCTGTCCCTGACTCACGATGAAGTACACGAGAAGGGCGACGAGGAATGCAGGTTTGAAGTAATCTGAATTCTTCATTTTTCCTTCATTATTTAGCTTTGACTTGGCGAAGATATATACACCGACGATGGCGGCGGAAATAACAGCCGCGCTGAAAGGTTCGCGCAAGTACTGTTCCATCTCTGGTAGTGTATGAGATTGTTTTTAGGTGATTTAGACGCCGAGCTTCTGGATCTTTGTGGGCGCGTCCGCAAACAGGGACTCTTCCTCTTCTGCTGGGGCCGGGGTCCCTCCGGGCACGCTTGGTGGAGTCAGGGAGTTGTTGACGGTCACGGCCGTGTCGACCCCGCCAGGCGTCTTACCAAACTCCATGTTTCCCGTGTTCTGCGGGAGGCCATCAGCGGGACCGGGAAACTCGTTTCCGTCCTCCTCCATGTCCGGGACGTCCTCGTCGCCCTCCGGGTCCTCATCGTCGTGATCCATGTTCAGGTCCTCTCCGGCTGCAGGCAAAGGCAGGTAGGTGTTGAGAATCTCGGCCGTCGGGATGAGAGACTCGATGACTTCCGCAATTTGAATGCAAAAACGGCGCTTGAGCTCCGTGTTGCGCTCCTCCTCCGTCTTGTTGTCCACGATGATGCTTGGGGCGTCGTAGAGATCCTTGGCGCACCGCATGTAGCACTCCTGAACAAAGAGGTCATTCGCCGGCAACTTGATGCAAATCTTCTTGGACTTTTTGTCGGTCCGGATCGCACTCAGAATCTTGACGTG